CATTTGCTTATCAATATTGTCAAAAAAGGTATTAATACAACCTACATCTTTTGAAGACTGACTTCGCAGGTTAATTTCATTTTTTTTAAAAAACCTAAACTCATTTTCATGCTCAAAATTCTTAGATTTATATTTGGGTCTAATAGCGTTTTCACTGATCTCCCAAGGTGGAATATCGTGTTCATTGAAGTCTATGTACTCTACTTTATCGCAAAACAGACCTTCAAGATCTTCATTAGCCATACCTAGAGAGTAAGCTAGAGATGCAAAATCAGTTTTTATTGCAATGCCTTTATTTGTGTCAGAGTAAAGACGCCACATAGCCTCAGATTCGATTTCGTTTTTGTGCCAACAAGAAACCGCCCAACTTTTCATGGCATGTTTAATTCTTAGTTGATCTAATCTTAATAGGAACTTTTTGCTTTCATCATCAAGTTCTTTTTCTGACGCTTCTATTTTGCTGAGGGTGATTTTGTAATTTCTATCTAAAAGAATTTTTTGTGCTTTTATTGGAATAAGCCCCTCAGACGGATCAGTCTTAGAGTAATTTCCTATCCCTGTAAAAAATAATGATTCAGAACTTAGGAGGTCAATAAATTTGTCTAGTGACATGTATCGCCATAGTGTAGGGTTATCTTTTAAAAATTGTTCATATTTCTCTTTCATAGCTACTTTCCTTATAAAACCTATTCCATCTTATCATAGAAACGTTTCGAAACGCCCTTAGGGCTATTTTTACGTCTAGTAGCTCACACTCAGACGCAATTAAAGCAACAAAACGCCTCAGGAGCGTTCTGAGGCGTTTTTACATTTTGGGTTTTGAAGGCTAATCGAGCATATAATTTTTAATAACATCTAGCACTGAATGTTGGTCATCAGAGCTTAACCCCAAATATTCACGCTTCGGAATTGCTGCGGGCCCAGGTGCCATATCTGGCTTACCTCCAAAATTATGAATTGCAGCATAGGGTTTGTTACTGCCAATCTGAGCCCAAAATGCGCCGCTGTCAGCGGCTATGCTTGCAGCCAACCCGCCAGCACTCACTTGTAGCATCAGCCCGCCAATGCGTTTAGGGTTTTGTTTTAAATAGTTTTCACTCAGTGAAGGCCAAGCTTCTCCCGTTGATGGGCTGCGTTCTTCTGAAAAAGCATCTTCAGTTGCGCCTTCCATGATGGCCGCAATTTCATTCATTGGGTCGCTGAGGTCATCGAACTTTGCTGCAATTTGGCTGAGCACGTGCGTAGCATCGCCGATTGTCATTACGGCTATTTTGTTGCTCATATTGTAATCACCTTGGTTGTGGGTAATAATTCTTTTGGTGGTAGTGTTTCCAATGGGTAACGGTTATATGCTGGGTCAGCGTATATTATATGAGTTCGAGTCTCTTCCTATCACCACTTCTCATAACGTCCGCCGCTTACTGCAGCTGCTATATCTTGTTTAGATACCTTAAACACATTGATTAGTTGATCTAACACTTCACCCCGATAGTTAAACTCAACGACAACCTTAATGGCATCGCCACCGTTTAAGATCACAAACAACAAGTTTTCTTTTTGGGTGTCCCAGTATGCTTCGGCTTGGCCTTGGTTTAACCAGGCACTTAAATTGGCATATTCACTTAACGCCAGAGTTTGCCCTGATTGTTGGTGTCTTTCACTATGCGAATGGGCTAAGGCTCGCTCGCTGAGTATCAAAGTACGAGAGGCATTTATGCCTTTATCAAGTAGTTGCTGATTGAGTTCATCGCTTAAAAAGCTCACTACAGTTTTATGCTGTGGCCTTGGGCCAAAAGTTTTTAACCCAGCCTTATTGCCTGTACGTTTTGCAGTATGAAACGCGTTAATACGATCTATACTCTGCTGAGCCCAAAGCTCAAAGGCTTTCGTGCGTTCATCGCTGTTATTGAGGGCTTGAATGGTTTCAGCTCTCAAGCTTACGTCTTCGACTTTCCCTAGTTTCTGAGCAACGGCCATGTCAGTACCAAAAACGCTTTGCCCTGGCGAGTATGCCCAGCCTAAATCAGGGGTCATAACATCGCCTTCAGGTAATTTAACTCTGGCATGTGGGGTTGTTTTAACTTCGCCACTTTCACGACTGATAATTTCAGCCTCAAAGGGTTGGGCGTAGCTGCTGCCATCTTCGATTGTTAGGCCACGGGCTTTAACTTGTGCTTCAGTAAGCGCACGAACGCGGCAGCGACACCCCCAACCATTTGGCGGAAAGATGATTTGCCAAATAGGATCATCAAACCTAAATACACGTTTGTTTAATAATGCATGTTCATGGCGTGTTTGCGCATCGTCTATGGCGACATATTGCCAATACGGGTGCGTTTTAGCACGAGCGAGCATGCGCCTATATCTACCACTCATGTATGCCGTTTGCAGGTTAGTACGATAAATGGTGTTTAAACGGTAAGGGCTACCCAGCTGAACTATATCGCCTTGCTCATTTTTAACCTTGCCCCACCAACCGGCTTTCTGAAGTGTGGGGGTTAATCGTTCATTAAATTGCTTGGCTGTTAAACCTTCTGTCAGCGCCTTATCTAACTCGCGTCGTACTGTTTGCAGTAACTCAAGGTTTGCCATTCGGGCAACCGTAAACGCTTTACTATGAGCGATAGTAAGCATGTCGTGCCATTCATCACTTATGGCATACCCTTTAGATTTAAAATAAGCCACGGCGTCAGCTGGGGCTTTTTCAAAAGCAATACTTAGCTGCGCTGCTTTACTCATTTATCGTGCCCCAAAGCTCAGCCACGAAAAACAGCTTTGTTAAATACTCGGTTAATACTTCAGAGTCAGAGGTATTTAATAAGGTGGCAATTTCAACGGCTGCTAACTCTTCAGATTCACGGAGAGTATGCAAAAGCGGTTTTATGGCATTTTGATACTCATCGCGCATGTCACCATTAACGAGCGCATCTAGTGCAGTATCAAGAGCTACTTGAGCGGGCTCAACAGGTGAATTCGCTTTCAGGACTGCCAAAGCTTTTAATGCGGCTTGGCTTTGTTGTGTGTTCTGAGCTTGTGGTTGTAAGCCTAAAACCGCTTCGCCATTTTGAGGTTCGGGTATATTGGTTTTTTCGTGCACCCAGCTCACAGGAATTTGAAAGCCAGTTTCAACCATGGTTTTTAAAGCAGGAGCAAGCGCCTGAATATCTTCGGCTTCGCTTAAATCAAACCTAAATTTAGGCATACGCTTCGCGCCTGAGTAGCTCTTACTATTCAGTGCATGTTGTGGGTAAATTAAGTCTCGGGTAATGGTTTGCTCAAGTTGGCGAACATCAGCCTCAACTAAATCACTTAATACATCAGCGTGCACGTTACCAAGGGCATTTGTGGATGTTTTGCCGTCGGCTTGGCTTGTGAGTGTTGCGCCTAAAATGGCTTTTGATTGCGTTAGTTCGCACCATCTAATCATGGCTTCAAATGGGTCGCTTTGGCCTTGAGCCGCGTTTTCAAATTCAATGTCCATGCCTTTAGGAATAATACCGCCTGCGTTATGGCCAATTGAAAGCACAGCCCTAAGCAGGGTGTGTTTCTCGGCATCACTTGCGCCGCTTGGGTATTTACCTAGTCGTAATGGCAAACCGTAAATTTCTAAAAACTCAGCTAAATCACGAATAGAGTAGTTCTTAAATAAATACGGCCAAGCTAATACGCTTAATAGTCCCGCTCTGTGTACATAGCCACTTTTAGATTTGTGAACATGTTTAACCCATCCAAATGGGTTCAGTGCTTGGCCCTCAACAGTACTGTCATTCAAACGCAGCTCATTAAAATCATTTGGGTGCGTAATAAAGAGGTTTTGATCTCTGAAATCATAGCCAGTAACTACATGCTGTTTTTCTGTGTATTCACGTTTAATTTCACAGGTTGAAAAGCCTTTTAAAATGCCATCACTTAAATCAAATAATAAATCTGTGAACCAAGTGGCATCTTCAAGCTGCTCATTAATTGCTGCCGTGTCTAACTCTTCTTGTTTACTTGGGTTACGAGGGGGCTCTAAATACCAATCAAGCTTTAACCATGCTTTTCGGCGTTTAGAAAGCTCACTAAACACGTGGCCATCTTTGTCTTCAATGTCTTTGGCAAGGTCAGCCATTGCGGCTAAATCACCTTGCTCAGCTCGTCGTAGCAACTGCGCCAGTGTCGCTGGGGTTAAGCCTTCACTTGGGTGCTCAGCATATTGCCTAAGAAGTTGGCCCACACGGCTATCATTTTGCGTTTGTTGCTCTGTAAAGTCAGCGCTTGAGATTGGATTACCATATATATCTACTAACATTTTTCACCTTTATCGATTTGCATTTACCATGCGCCTGAGCCAAATAAACCTTGGGGCAGATCGTCATCATTGTTGCGCTCGTCGTTTTTGCCTGGTAACTCGGTAAACTCAATGGGTGCGCCGTCCATTTCTGCGGCGCGTACTAGCATGGCTATACTGACGGCACTGTCGCCGTGGCGCTTATCGCCAGAAGCATCTTTGGTTTTGCCTTTGTCTATCTGTGGAATGCCGTCTTTGAGTTTGATTTGGCCTAAGTCGTCTAATACGTCTTGGTCTTTTGGCAGTGAGATGTTGTTCATCTCAAAGTAGTCTTTAAGTTTTGGCATCCATTCTCGATACCAAGCTTGCGTAAGGTGAATACAATCAACCATTTCAGTGCCATATTTCAACATGGCCGCTTCAGCTAGGTAGCCGCCGTTACCCGTTGCATCGAACGCAAGGCCGCGTAATCTTGGTAGGCGCTGAGTGATGTAGAACATAATTTGACGCTGTTGGTCATAGGTAACATTACGCAGCTCAACAATAAATGGCACATTTAGCCTAGTGTCTTGCGCTATTTCACCGACACTGAAAACCGATAAATCGCCTTTACGCGCAAAGTCTTCACCAAACGCATGCGACAGCTCAGGGTTGAGCTTTTCAATCAGAGGTTGAACATGCTCTTTAAGCCAATTGTCTACCTCTGTAACGCGTTGCTCTTCTGTCCAAAGCTCAAAGTCATCAGGGGCTTTAAAGCGCACAACTTTAAAGTCAGTAGTCAATGCGCGTTCTCGTTGTCTACGGCTTAAGTACTGGCCTGAGCCTTGGCTGGGCACACAATACAATTCTTCATTTGCAGCTTCTTTGGTGGGGTAAAAGTTAACTTGCTCTTTTAGCCATTTGTCTTCTAGTTCTTGGCTCCAACTTTGGCCCGACATCATGCAAATGCGTTTATATAAGCCGTGCTTTAGCGCTTTATCTATTGGAATATGATGTACGGAATAGTTTTTTTCACCCCGACGAGCCTGAGTGATCAAAGTATTAAATAAGTTATCAACGCCGTTATGTGTTGAAATTATTCTTACTTTCCCGCCCCACATAGTAAGGGCCATTGCTGCTTTGAGTACTTCGTCTAGTCGGTCATGGAATGCCGCTTCGTCAATAACAACATTACCCTGACGACCACGCAGGTTACGTGGGTTAGAGCTCAGCGCGACAATCTTTTTGCCTGAATGTGGAAACTTTATCTCAAAGGTATTAATCGACTTTTTAGTGCCGTCTTCGTCTTCCTCCTCAAAAATGCCTTCTTCAATTTGACCCATGACCATATTGAGTTTTTGTGCCCAAAACGCACAAGCATCAATAAACTCCTTAGCCATTTCTTTATCTGAGCCAAGGTAATACGTATTTTGAGCATTGCTTGAGGCAACCGCGCTCATTACATCGTCAAGCGCTTCAGCAAATGTTAAACCAGTACGTCGAGACTTATCGGCAATCTTTATGGTTGAACCATCTTCAATCCATTCACGCTGGTACTGAAATAAAATGTCGGTCTTTAATGCGACAGCCAAAGAGCCAGTTATTTTATTTAGCGGCTTATCACCCGTTGCCAATACATCAGTCACGGTTTAACCCCAAAATGTCACGCTTAAAGAAAGCCATCATTTCTTCTTGGGTTTGCGGTAAGGCGTCATTTTTAGCTTTTTCGTCAAGCTCTTGTGCTAGCTGTTCTGCGTAAGCTTTTTGAATTTCTTTCTCTCGCTGATGCGCTTTCATTGCCGTCGCTTCAAGGCGCTGCGCTGCTAACATGGCATCTTTAATCATACCTATATCAACACCCCCATCATCGTCAGGGTTAAGCATTTGATGCTGCATCGCGGCAAACAACTGAGAGCGGCCCATTTCTAAAATCATTTTAGTGGTGTCACCCGTGGGTTTATCGCCTAATTCAGCGGTCAGGGCTTGGGTGGTTGCGCGCAGTTCTCGAAGGCGCTTGCCTATCGCTTCAGTTTTTTGAGCGTGACGCGAGAGGCCAGAGCGGCTAATGGTGGCGGTTTCATCTAGCCCTGCATCGAGAATTAACTGATTAACGGCAATCAAAATATCAGCTTGAGAATTGCTTGCGTCACGCAGCATTTCATCAAGCTTCCTTTTAATTTCTTCAGGCAGTAAATCAACTTTACTTGGTTTACCTCTACGCACACTGTCAGTCATAGTTAATAACCTCGTGGTGCTGGGCGTTTAATACCTGGTACTGTGCTTGTGCCGTCAGCCACATCTAAGCCCGTTGTTGTAATACGTGCAACCCACGTATTTTCAGTCATACGCTCAACCTTTATATACCCGTTCTGCTCAAGCCAGTTCAGCTGGGTTTTAAGTTGATCTCTCGTACACCCAAGGGCATACGCCTTTAGCACATCGGCCAACATACTGGTATTTGCGCCATAATCTTGAGACTCTTTAAGCGCAATTAGAATGGTGATCCTTTGGTGTTCAGCTTGTACTTTTTCAATCGCCATGGCGTTTCTCTCTTAGTTCGTTTTCCATTAATAAATCAGTTAACTTTTGAACATGGCCAAGCCCAGGTTTAACCGATTCAATGTTTGTGTTTAAGCGCTCAATTTTTAATTCAAGCTCGTGCAAGTCTTCAATTGTGGGTACTTTGTCTAAACGTTTTTCAAGTTCAGCAACTTCATCTTTAACTGAGCGCTTAACCTCAGCGAGTTGATCTTGTATCTCAGCCTTGTAATCAGAAAGTTGCTCGGTTAAATGGGTTTTAGCTGTGCTAATTTGCTCAGTTGTTTGCGCTTTGTGTTTGTTAAACTCAGGGCGAGAAACAAAGCGCAAATATAAAAACGCCATCACCAGTACACCTAGCCCCGCGGCTAGGCTCACAATAAGCGTTTGCCACTTCTCAAAAAGCTCCATCTCTACTTCCTATAATGCTTGGCTTTGTGTTCAATCAGCTCTTGGCAATCAACACAATATTTGCAACTGTGAATGGCCTCACGCCGTGCTTTTGGTATCTCAACACCGCATTCGAGGCAGTGCATAAAGTCAACGTCTTGGCCAACAAACTTCGCCTTATTGGTATCTAGCGCTCGTTGTAAGTCTTGCTCAGCAAGCCTTTGAGCATGGTCAACTGCGTCCATCTGATTTCCTTAAAAAGTTAATGAGTTGTTTTGAGTGGTGGGCAATACCCGGTGACGCTTTTTCGATGGTGCGGCCAACGACATAACCCCCTAAGCCAAACTGCAACAGCACCCAAGCTTGCTCACTTAAACGAAAAGCTAATAAACCAAATGAATCACAGATAATTAAAAACAAAAACGTCAGCATGGTAATTGGCCGCCAGCTTCTTTGCAGCCAGCTATCGCCTTGAGCTTCAGCGGTAATAATTTGTGCTTTTGCGGCAATGACCTGCTTTTGTAGCGCAATGTTTTGGCCCTCAAGCTCAAGCACCTTGCTGTTATAGTCATTTTCAATTTGTTGAAGTTGGTTGTTGAGCGTTTGGCGTTCTTCGTCTGAAGTAAATAAATCGTCTATGAGCTCAGTAACAGGGGCAACCAAGTTAAACCACTTAGCCATACTTAACCCCCAAGCGTTGAGCCAGTCGTTTTTTTACGGCCTCAAACGAGCTGTGGCCGTGTAGTTTGCTGTAAATCTCGCTTGGGGTAACTGAGTGCCAGCCTTTCGCAAAATGGCTTTGCATTGTGCCGCAATGGCTGTGTAGTGGAACAACATGCGCATTTAACACACAGCCATTCATAGTCGCTTCAACCTCAGCTTTCAGGCGCTTAATACGCCCTTGTTGATAAGACCATTGCCAATTTTTACCCATGCTCAAGCACCCCGATATAACAAAGCGTACTGATGTGGCTAAGGCGGTTAAACCAACCATTAAGATTGGCTTGTTGTGATGGGTCGTTCATACAAATTCGAGCGTATTTACGAGCGCGCTTTACAATTAACTGAGCCACGAGTGCATTTGAATGAGTAATCTCAACTAAGGCGAGAGTCTTAGGCCCAAAAAGGCCATCAGGCTTCGCGCCAATAGCACGTTGCACCATCATGGTCATGGCAGGAACACCATGTTGAACCGCGCCATCTAGTAGCATTTGGGCACTGGCGTAGTGCAAGTATTTACAGTGCATTGGCCGCCAGTAATCACGATGGAAAAGTTGTACAGCGTGTTCAAAAGTAAGGTTAGCAATATCTAATTTGGGGTATGCGCGTTGGCTAATACCAAATTTAGTTAAGCCGCCACGGTCTGCTGTGCGGTGATTTAAACCGCCATTTGAAGTAAATGCACCTTCGGCTTCAAGTATGGGAATAATTGCACTGACAAACGCAAACGAGTATTTGCGCAGCAATAGGCTCGTTGTTTCTTGGTATTTAACTAATGGGTGAATGGGCATTTGGCACTCTATAGCAATCGGTTTTGCTATAGAGTGCCGAGGTTTAGTTTGTTTGAATTTTAAACTGGGTTAATAAATACAAGCTTAAAACAGTGACATTTAGAGATTGTTGTAATGTTTTGCTAATTGAGCCTCGAGTACCTTCTTCATCTCATCAGATGATACCTCTTTGAGTTCGGCTTTTATTTCTTTGATAGAATTTTTAGTGCGGGCACGTTGCTTAATTTGAGCATCAGTGTAAGGCTCAACACGATGAAGAATTCGACTAACTCCCCAAACGAGGCAAGCTACTAGCAAGGGAATAAATATAGTGCTAATTTCTGCTGTAAAGGTATCAACTTTTCCGTGCTTTTCTAGAACAGTTAATCCAGCAAGTAACACCGTAGATATAGCCCCTGCGCTAAAGGTGGCTTTGTTTGGCGTCATTTAAGCTTTTCCTTATATGCTCGATTAATTGTGTTTTATTCTTTTTCTTGTCTACGTCTTTTAGCTCCAAAACAAGCTCATTACCTTGCTCGTCAAAAATTGAAACTTGTGAGCGTACTGAATATGTAAGGCGCAAGTAACGAACGACTTGATAGCTAACGCGGAAAAGCATTGGCGAGCAAGCAATTAAGCCCAGCCAAAATACTATTTCTGCAATTAATGTTACCAGTTCGTTCGTCATACTAATTTATTGTCTTTGTTTGTTCTGTGTCTCATCACTTGGAGTATAGTGTACTTGTACGTCGGAGATTGATTAATCTTATAGAAAATTTTCGTCGCTAATTTTACTTCAAACAAGCTACCTTTTACGAGCGCTGTTTCACTTTTATCAACTGCACTTAAAAACGCTTCATCAGCAACTTTTATTGCTACATCTTTATCTACGCCAGGTACTTCAGCTCTCCAGCCTCTTGAGCCACTATCAAAATTTACTTGTGTGAATCTAATATTCTTTATGCTCTGCTCTGTCTTTGAATTAATCGATCTAGAGTCAATCTTTTTGAAACTTTCTACTTCAGAAAGTTCAACCTTTTCTATCTCTGAACCATTTAAATCTTTAATTGAAATGACAGCCGCATCATCATCTTTAACAGGGTTGAAAAAAACATTTTCATAATGCTGTCGAAACTCAGGATTTGTAGCAAGCTCTTCTAGTGAGGTGTCACACTCGATTTCCTCACCATCATCAAGCTCAATGATTGATTTGCCACTTGTTTTCTTTATGGTGGCTGCAATTTTTCTTGAGCCAATTTTCTTTATAAGGGCTATTAAACTACCACCTGTAATTGCCCCTGTAGCGCTTGCTACACCAAGGTATTCAAGTACATTTCTTGCATTTTCAAGTAGCTGGATGACCTCAAACTCAACACCAAAAGAACCGGGTTTATGTGCCCTTACATCTATAGATATATCAGATTCAGGTCCATTAATAAGTCTATTTGCTTGTTTAATAGCTTTAGCGAAGCTCACTATACTATGGCCAAGTTCTTCGGCATCAATTGTGTGATTTTCTGTACTTTTACTGCGGTAATAGATGCTGAAGTTATTTGGTGACATCATTTTCAATCCTATGATAATTACTAAATTTAGAGTGCAATATTGTTGGAGTGCGCACTTTATATCTGAAGGCAAGAAATTTTAAAGTGAGAGCAGCTCCTTGCTTGCCTTTTATAATGACAAACTTTAAAACAAAACACTATGGCAAAGTATTTGCCTGAGTAGGCTTTTACAGCGTTGATGATTCATATCATAGTTAGCTATGATTTTATTCATTAGGTACAAAACACTATACCAAACAGTTTGCCTTTGTTATATTCTCGTTAACACAAGGAATGAAGCAGTAACTTCAATGAAAACAATTCTAAATTTTAAACCGTCATCAATATGCTCTTTAGCTCATGTTTATGGTGCGATTGAGAACAGCAAAAACCTTTCAGAACAAAAGATAAAGCCAATTCAGAACGCAGATATTATTTGCAATGAAAATATCCTTTCGAAACTTATAGCCATTAGGTAGCTCAGAATTTGCTGTTAGGTTTATGAACTAGGATTGTTTTGAAACCTCACAAGTTGTTAATTTTAATCCAGTTTAAAAGTAATGAATTTTGTGTATGTTATGCTGATACTCCTTTCAACAATGGAGTGACGTTATGAATCAAGATAAGCGCGATAAACTAGTAATTAATTTAGTTAGCAAACGAGTGCTAAAAATCGTCTCAGCTGGCAATGGTAGTGGCAACGATCCTATAACAACCAAAATAAAAGTTAACAATTGGAGTCGTGATTTAAGCGAAGAGAAATTAATCGCTAAAATTAAGGCTCCGTAGTTGATTTAATCAGGGGTTTACCCCTGATTGTTTCTTCAAAGGATTTAAATGCTATTTAGTAATTACTCTGCCTTTTTAAATGAGATCAATACATATCTATGGATTGCAACAGTATGTGCCCCATTAACAATGTACTTCTTAAACTCTGGAAGTAAATCATATTTTATTGGGGCAATTGTATGGTGTGTATCTCATTTTATTAACCTCAATATCGAAAAGCCACTTTGGGACTTCACAAGTCAACATGGAATGATTTATTGGTTTTCAGTGTATGCAACTATAAATGCAATCTGTTTAACACTCATATATGTTTTTCATAAAAAATCATCTATCAAAGTTGGGTTCGTGTCATTAAGTATTGCGTTATGCTTTTCGGTTTTAGCGATAGTTCAAGTTGCAAGGTACATTGATGGCATGGTTATTGGTACGAATGTGCTGGGCTTCATATATAAAACAGCAATAAACACCGGTAACTTAGTGTGCACTGTTGTGTTAACAATCCCTGTCATTATGGCTATGTACAACAACCTTCGTTATGCAACAGAGGGTAAATGATGGCGGCATTATTTTACTTATTAATTTTATTATCTTGGGTGGCACTCGTTTTTTATAAACTTTTCACTATGCCTAAAAGCCCTGAAAAGGAAGAGCAGTTTGACTTAGATAAGTTCATTGATAATGTTCACAGCTTAGAATCTAGAAGAGAAAAAGTAGAGTTAGAAAAGGCTGCAAATCTATTATTTCAAAGTGAGCAATTAGAAAAAATATCTAAATATGCAAATTATGATGATGTTCAAAGTATGGAACTAAAATTAAGGTTTGAAAGAAGAAAGGTTTTGAATTCACTTCAAAAGAAAGGGTTGATCAACCAAGATATTTAACCTTGGTTGGCCAGTTCAAAGACATTCCGAATTGTTTCAGGGCTCATTTCGCCAGTTAATTCTGCTTTAGTTAATACACCAGACGCACGAACTATTAAATCTATGTTCTTTACAGCATCTAACTCTCCATTATCTCCCAGTTCCTTTCTTAATTTCTTAACCTGGTAGACAGATAGAATGGCTTCTTCAGTGGCGTATGTGACAGCTTCAATAACTTTATCCAAATTGAACGTAGTTATTGCACCTGAAGAACTAATTCTTTTTCCAGTCAATACATAGTTAACATCAAAACCTAGCTCAACCAACACTGCCAATTTATCTGATGGAATAGGTATATTTGATTCCCATCGACTTACTTGTTTTGTCGACATTTTCAAAAAATCTGCCACCACTTTTTGATTTAATTTCAAGCGTTTACGCTCTTCCTTAAATAGAGTGCAGACACATGTGTCTGTTTTTTGTTGTAAATCGGACATATAAGTCTTATATTAACCATAGTTAACAACCAAACCCTTTACCTATCGTTCGCCAAAACATCTAGCAAAGGGTTGTACAATGAAAAGGTAATTTACTATGAAACCATCAGAAATTAAAGATGCCATAGATGAAAAGGGCTATACGCTGTCAATGGTGGCTGAGTCACTAGGTGTAAACCTTGCCACAGTAAGTGGTGTTATACATGGGCATTCAAAGTCTTTACGTATCGCAAATGCCATTTGCAAAATCATCGACAAGTCTCTTAACGAGGTATTCCCGAAAACCCCAACTTACATTAAGCCTAGCTATATCAGCGGTGACGCGCGTAAAGCCAAAGTCGCTGAGCTTCAACAGTTGTTAGCTTCGTAAGGGCTTAGTAGCCAATTTATTACTAAATCAGTTACTGAACTCACAGGAGCAAAACAATGATGAAAACTAGCAGCTTTTGCATAACACAATGCAATCAATGCCAGCAAAGCCATGTTTTGTTGTTGGTACAAACTATTAACCCTTGCTTGGCGTTCAATGCGCGAATAGCTACCCAGTTCAACAATCAGGGCTCTCAGCTCAGCCGCGTGTACGGTTTGCGCATTGCTTTCGTTAGGCAAGTGTTGAATACACAGCCACTCAAGGCAGTTGTTAAATTGGTAAGTCATGTAATTTGTTTGCATGGTTTGATCTTCCGCTTAAGGTTTGGCCAAAGTTTAGCCAGCGTAATAGGCAGTTGTGAAGTTCTAAAAAATGTTTGTTTTTGGAATGCGTTATTAACGCAACAAGGAGGCGCACATGACTAAGCCTAAACGCCGTCAATGGAGCCGTATTGTAGCGCGCAGCTTGCCTGAGTCTTTACAGCTATGTAAAGAACACGCGCAGGCTACACGTAATATGAGCGTGCCACGTATTGCTGACCGAACTGGCATAAGTACCGACATGCTTTATAAACATTTAGGTAACGGCGACATGCCAGCAAGCTTATTAATCCCGTATATGGCAGCCACTGGGCGAGAGTACCCGTTGCAATATATGGCACATAGCCTTGATAAGCTGGTGGTCGATATGCCTAAAGGCAATCGTTCAAGTATGCCGACTATCAACCATTTAAATCAGTTTGCTAATCAAGTGATTGGCATGGTGATGCAATTAGAAGATGGCTCTGGTAATCACCAGCATGTTGCCGAGCAAATTGTATTACTTATGCAAGAGCTCGCATACCAAAAGCTCGAAGTCGAACGCCTCGACGACCCCCAACAAACCCTCATTTAGGAGCAAATAGCATGACTATCAAAGACCAAGTTGCGCCTAAATTTTACCAAAACAATGCAAATACAGGGAGTTAAAGCAATGACGTTATTGATTAAGGCCATTTCAATTGCACAAGTTCAGTCAAACAAAGGCTGTGCGCACCTTGAATGCATGTGTTGCAAGCATAGTGAAACAGCAAGCAAACCCATGCGTGATATTACCAGCAATGAATGGCTATTGGCCGCGCATCAAGTGGGTTGGCGACATATACAAAGTGAAAACTTTGAGATTCAGGTGGTGTGCCCTAAATGCGTAGACGCATTTAACCAACGCCAATTTAAAAAGCCAAAAAAGGTGGCTGTATGAGCAGATATTTAAGTGATCAAGTACAGCGCGTACTTAAAACCATTGAACTTATGGCTGGCCATGAAATTGATGGGGTCGAACCCAAACAGTTAGCGCAAGAGCTTAAAACCTCGGGTGCTGATGTAACCCGTATTTTAAGTAATTTGGCCCATGCGGGCTGGGCTGAGCGCCTACCAAGTAATGACAAGCGTTGGCGATTAAACAAAAAGCCCGTGCAACTGAGTAACACGGTTGATTACAACTTTAAAAATGCACTGCGTGATTTGCAGAGTGATTACAACAATTACAACGTGCTGAGGTGATAAATGAAAGACATACCACACCAAGCAGAAAAAGCATTAATAGAGGGCAAGCAAATACTGGCCTCTAAGCAAGATGCTTTGTTGCAACTAGGGCAAATTCAAGCTTTCAATTTTGTAGGAAAACTCGTAACTGTTACGGAATTGAAATTAGTTCAACAAATCAAAGAGTCCAAGAGTTACAAGGGGTTAACCTATAGTACTGAAAATGGAGAACTCGTAACGGTTACGACTTGGGAAGATTGTTGCACTCATATTTTAAAGACCAACTGTCAAAATTTGGACAACAGACTCCGTAACCTCCAGCAATTTGGTGAAGAGTTCTTTGAGGCCGCACAGCAAATGAAGTTGGGCTATCGTGACTTACGGGCATTGCGTCAATTACCTGAAGAAGAGCAAGCACTGGTGATTGAGTCTGAAGCTGTTGAAACGGGCGACAAAGACGCGGTTAAAGAGCTAATTGACGAACTTAAAGCCAAGCATAAAAAAGAGAAGAGCCACGTAGAGCAAGCGCTTGATGCCACGGAGCGCATGCTTAAAGCTTCTCGCACTTCGGCTGCTGAAAAAGATAACAAGATAATTGAATTACAAGCTCAGCTTGAGAGCAGTAAATTCAGCACCGAAAAGTGGAAAGGCGAAACAAAGCAGTTTTTTGCTGCTCTGCATAAAGCGCAAAACCAAGTGCTTGAGGGGTTTACGCAACTATTGGTGCTCAATGAGCAGTTAGAAACCTTGCCACTTGACGAACGTGCCCACGAGGCTGCAAGTAGTGCGCTTTATGCCGACAGTAAAATTTTACTAACTCGCTTAGCAGGTGCTTGGAACGAGCTACACCGTTGCCACGGCCATTTAGACGACGCAAAACCAAGTGCGGTATGGCTTGAAGAAATGGGCTTTGAAGCTGCGGAGGTAATTGAATGACCTCTTTATCTTTAGAGTACTGGGCGAATGAACTCGACAACGCGGGTCATGGGCAAAAAGGCATTATTTTACAGCAAGCCTGTGAAACCCTTGGCCTGAGTAAAGACGGGTTATATCGCCGCCTTAAAAAGCTGGGTTGGAATAGCGGTAAAACTAAGCGCAGTGATGCGGGTAAAACCAGCATGAATGAGCAAACCATTGATATGCTGGTTGCCATATTGAACTTGGGTGTGCGTGATAATGGTAAGCGCATAATGGACATTACCACGGCTAAGTCTATTTTAGTTGCTAATGGCCATGCGTGTTTAAGTACCAGTCAGATCAGCCGTGTACTAACTAAACGTAATGCGTCGGTAAGAGCTTTAGACCGTGCCACACCGCATGTGCAAATGCGTAGTTTAGCGCCAAACCATGTGCACCAAGTAGACCCTTCTTATTGTTTACTTTATTACCCACCAGGCAAGAAAGGCAAAATTCAGCGCTATGCAAATGACGCTGAGTTTTATGCCAACAAGCCTGAGAACATTGAAAAGATTAAAAACTTACGTGTATGGCGCTATGTACTGATTGACCACAATAGTGGTGCTATTCGTGTGCGTTATTACGAGTCGGCGGGTGAAACCCAAGCCATTTTGTTTGATTTTTTAATGTGGTGTTGGCAGCAGCATGAAGGCTCGCCATTTATGGGCGTGCCTAAAGTATTGCTGTGGGATAAAGGGAGCGCTAACACCAGTAAAGCCATTACCAATGTGCTAGACGCATTACAAGTTCAGAATATTCCCCATGAGGCTGGCAACCCAAGAGCCAAAGGCGCAGTAGAAGTGGCAAACAACATTGTTGAAAAACAATTTGAAAGCCGTTTATTGCTAGAGCCTGTTTCGAGTGTTGAAGAGCTAAACCAAGCTGTTTGGGCGTGGCAAGAAGCATTTAACGCTAACAAAGTACCTGGCATGAATTGCAAACATACTCGTCATAAGCAGCCGCGTTTTGATGTATGGATGAATATCTATAAGCCAGAGAATCGCGAATATTTACGCATGTTACCTGATGAACAAACGTGCCGCTTGTTGCTAACTAAATCAGGTGAAACCCGTTTGGTTAAAGGTGATTTGTCAGTGTCTTATGTACACCCTCGCACTAAAACTCGTCATGAATATGACCTCAGTGATTTAGAGCATATTTGTAACGGTATAAAAGTGCATGTTAGCCCCATCATTATTGGTGAGTCGCCTGACTTGTTAGTGGGGATCACAAACCCGCGTGATGAAGTTATTTATCACCAAGTTGCGCCAATTGAATTTGATGAAGCTGGGTTTAGAGCCAGTGCCCCAGTGATTGGCCAAGCGCATGGCAGTCATGCTGATACGGCTACCCAAACAGCGGTTAAAGAGTCTGAGCGCTTGGCGTTCCCTGGTATGAATGAAGCGCAAATTAAAAAGGCGAAGAAGGCGAAAACAGCACCGTTTAACGGTTTGGTTGCGCATTCTCATTTACAAGACGTTGAGCACGACACCCGCATTGCTCCCAAAGGTGAGCAAATCAAACCAGACAGCGCAGTGGCCCAGCAAGTTGCTGAGGCACCGAATAAGCGCGGCAAAGTACTTGATGAATTGGATTTGAAGATGATTGTTGCCCAGCGTTTGGGCCGCCCGTTACGACCCAATGAGGTTGATTGGTTAGTGAGTAAAGAAGTTGTTGAATCGGAAGTTAGCAACATTGTTGAACAGTTGCACCAAGGGATAGCGGAAACCCCAGTGCTAAAACTTGCGAGGTAAAACAGCGTTGAAAATAACAAAGCTTAGCCATGTTTTTGAAGTACTGGGAGTTAAGCAAGCCCAAGTAGTACGAACTTTGGCAGCTGAGGGCATAGCCTTTAGTACTGCCAGTTTAAGTCGAGTTAAGCGTGAATGTGTATGGCCTAAAACCTGTGACATAAACACGATTAAAGCGGCAATTACCAATTATTTAAAAGAGCTAGGTGCATCTGAAGAACAATTAACAGATCTATTTGGGTATTACGACCCTGCGCCAAAAGTACAACCGATAACTGATATTGAAGAAGTGGAGTTTGAAATGTTATCAGCCAATGCAAAAAGATTTTTTAAGTTACGTCGTGACCCGTTTGAAAATGAGATAACGAGTGAAGACGATGTGTTATTTTTAGACTCTCACCGTGTGATTTTAGAAGACATGCTAAGTGCTGCAAGCGCTGGCAGCATGATTGCGCTCTATGGTGAATGTGGTAGCGGTAAAACCATTATTCGCCGTGCGTTTATTCATCAAGTTCAACAAGATCACCCTGATGTAATTTTAATTCAACCAGCACGTTTAGACCGCAGAAAAATTACCGCAGAGTCTATATCTACCGCTATTTGTAGAGCGCTACAAGTTAAGCACCGCCCAAGCGCTGAAGAGCGTGATGCGGCCATTGAAGAGGCTTTAATTGAAAGTGCCAACAATGGTCACCTGCACTTAATGGTCATTGACGAAGCACACGATCTAAGCGCCGACGTTATTAAGCTCTTAAAGCGAATTTGGGAGTTAACCCATGGTTTTAGACGGGTAATGGGCATAGTGTTAATCGGCCAATCAGAACTACAAAAAAAGCTCAGCGGACAGCATGTGCGTGAATTTTCGTGGCGTTGTAATCAAATCAAGATGCCGCCATTGGGCATGCACGTTCCTCAATATATTCGCCATAAGTTTGCCCGTGTAGGCATTAACGCCGATGACATTTTTGTTGGTGATGCAATGAGTGCAATTCGCGGTAAATGCTATGCACGAGTGGGTCATGGTATTGGTTTTGATGATTCAGATTTAGACCGCTCTTACCCGCTAAACATTAACACTTGGATTGCCAAGGTGATGAATGCTGCTGCGCAGATTGGTGAGTCAAAAATCACAGAAAAATTAGTGCATAAGGTGTAGTGCGATGGAACAAGTTGAAATTGAGTTAACGGGTTTTGCTCAGGTGAAAGTTAGCAGAACCATGAAAGTAAGTAAGGCACATGCGCAAACGGTTCTTTCAGACGATGGTGCGATGCAGTCGCTGTTAGCGATGGCGGTGAATTGTGAAGTGCTTGGTTGGGGTGAAGTTTTCGCGAAACGAGAGCAGCTTCCTGCTAAACAAGCTAATGGTTTTCAGTGTTTGACTTTTGGGTGTAGCTGGATTGGTACTGAAGAGCATAAACAAGATGGCTTTTGTCCACATTGTGGCAATGCCAACTTTCATACAGTGCAGGAGGTTACGCAACGTGGATAAGCGCATTTTAGACAAAATTAAAAAGTGTTTAGAGCTGGCTAAAAAAGCCACCAATGAGCATGAAGCAGCCGCTGCGATGCGCTCGGCTCAAAACTTAATGCAAAAACATCGTATTTCATCAGAACACGTGGGCTTTGCTCACATTGAAGAGAAAAGCGTACGCCTGAATATAAGCCGAGTTGTGAGTTACCAAGCGCAATTTGTAAACCTGATTGAGCGAGCTTTTGGAGTTAAAGCTATTTTGGCAGATCACTTTTTACAAGGTCGAGAGATTAGATTTATCGGCACTACGCCTCAGCCTGAGTTAGCCACTTACTGCTGGGCTGTTTTATGGCCCAAGCTCAAAGAAGAGCGCACCAATTATGTTAAAAAGCAGCCAAATCAATGTAAGCGAGCAACCAAAGTGGCCAGAGGTGATGTTTTTGCCTGTGGCTGGGTGAATGGCGTTTATCAGCAAGTGCATGATTTTGCGCTATCTGAACATGAGATTGGCATCGTTGAGTCTTACACCGCCCATCATTACCCCAACTTAAGAAATACAAAACCTATGCACCGTGGCAAAAAAGCAAACAAAGGCTCTGCTGAAAGTGACGGCTATACGGCAGGTAAAAAACATTCGATTCATCGCCCTATCAACGGGGCTGAACAACAAAAATTATCAATGCAATAAGAGGTAACAGCAATGGAAAACGAATTTTATACAAATAGCCGTGGCTTTAAAGTACCAGCAGATAAAGTCAGTGATAACGATAAGGCTCAAGATGCTTTGGTACTCGACTTGGTGCAGCAAGCCAAGCAACACAGCGCAGCACATGATGAGTTTAAACGCAGTGTTTTTACTCGCGTTAATGACTTTATTGCGGATATGGCTCACAGCTATAACGTTGAAATAGGCGGTAAAAAAGGCAATATCACACTCACAAGTTTTGATGGCCGTAGCCGTATTAAGGTGGGGGTGGCTGATGATGTGAACTTTGGCCCTGAAATCATCGTGGCTAAAGAACTCATTAATAATGTTGTGAATGAAATGCTTGATCATGTTGGCGATGATGCTCAATTGATCAAAGACATTGTGCAAGATGCGTTCGAAACGAATAAAGAAGGCCAATATAGCAAAGCGAAGATCATGAATTTGCGCAGTAAGTACCGCTATAGCCATGACTCAGATGAATGGGCTGAAGCAATGAAGGCAATTGATGATGCTTTCATATTCTCTAGCACGAAAACTTATGTGTTATTTCACGAGCGAAACGAGCTTGGTAAGTGGATACAAATTCCGCTAGTCAGCAAGTCTCTATAAAGGTGGCGTAATTATGGTTATGTCAAAATCAAGATATATACAGCTGATACATATCGCAAAAAGCCAGCTTGGTTGGGATGATGATTTATATCGCCAGGTACTAAATGATCTAACTAAAAAAACAAGCTGCAAAAATATGAACGTGACCGAGCTTAAAAAAGTACTAGGCCACATGGAATCTAAAGGTTTTAAAGTGGTGACTAAAAAGCGCGGTAAAGGTAAGAACTCGCCAATCACACGCGATAAAGCTGATAAAAACCAGCTCGATAAACTGCGCCAGCTTTGGATTGCAATGAAATATCGAGGCTATATAAAAGATGGCTCTGAAGAAGCATTGTTGAAGTGGTCAAAATCTCAGGCGCAACGTTTAAATAAAAATGTGGCAATTGAACGCTTAGAGTGGCTGAAAGACTCAATGCTTCACAGGCTTATTGAGCAGCTTAAAAAGTGGTATGTACGAGTTATGGCAAATGATATGGATGACTTATACCCTGATTTAGCGGCTTTGAATTTTTCCGAAGCAGATCATAAAGAGTTTACTAAGTGTATTGACCGCCCGTTTTCATCTTGCAGCGTTGAAGCATTGGAACAAGCTTTAGATTTTACGGGCTTAATGCTTGAAAAGTATGAGGTGCAAAATGTCTGAATACGGAAAAGCCGCTGAACGAGCCGATGGCATGTTATTGACTATATTAGAGCTGGTTCACAATGGTTTAAAAGAAGTTGTATCTGAAGAGAAGGCTGCTGAAGTTGCTCGCGATGTAGTTGAAAATGTGCGCAATACGTTTGGTGGTGAAAATGTCTATGTATGCAAAGGCCGTAACTTAGATTCTATTCTTAAGAGTCATCAAGTTTGGGCTGATTTTAAAGGAGATAATCATGTTGAGCTTTCCAAAAAATATGGTTTCTCAGTACAGTGGGTTTATACAATTATTCGTACTATGACCCAACTCAAGCGCGATGAACTTCAACCTGATTTATTTGGAGATTTAGATGAAAGAAAATAAATTGGTGTTACATGCTATTGCTGGATATTTAAATGCCTGTAATTGTAAATCTCTCGATGACGTAGAGGGCGCATTGCAAGAGTTAATTATCACGGCAACTGATACCCAACAACAATATAAGAACGGGCAGGCTGAACAAGCTAGCTCAGTTCCAACTACTCATTAA